AGTGAATCTGGAACAGTGGGAATGGGCATTGAAACAGATCCAGAAAAAAAACAGGCGAAAAGCGGGCAGCGGCTATATCCAAACATTCAACACAGGGGCGGCAAATGTTTCTGTGGAAATATCCCTAAAACGGGATGCGGAAAAAGCCATCATGCAGTGCATCAAACAATTTGGCCTGGATCCAAAATCTGAAAAGGAACTGAAACAATCTGTGGATCCTTCCCAGGGTGATTTGTTTGAAGGGTTCAAAAAACTGAAGGAATCCTGATGGGAAAGCTGCTGTGAAATTGACTGCTGAAATAAAAAATTCAGTTCCAATGCAATATGCCAGGGCTGTTCAGGATGGATCTGAACCGGTGGGGCCATTTATCAAACTGGCTGTGGATCGGTTTTTTGATTGGATCCAGCGGGCAGATCAGCTGGGATATTTCCTGGATCATGCATCAGGGATGCACATCATTCTGTTTTTTGAACAGTTCCTGGTTCATACAAAGGGAATAAAGGAGGGACAGCCTTTCGAATTGTCACCCTATCAAAAATTCACATTATACAACATTTTTGGCTGGAAGAAACGGGATCCCCAGGGGAACCCAGTGCGGGTGATTAAAACCATTTATGAAAAGGTAGCCAGAAAAAATGGAAAAACAGCCATGCTGGCTGGGGTGGGGCTGTATTGTTTGGCATTTGATAATGCAGCGGGGCCAGAAATTTATGTGGGGGCCACAAAGGAAGCCCAGGCAAAGATCCTGTGGGAACAGGCCAAACATTTTGTTTTCAAATCCCTTCCCCTGCGAAAAATCGGGATCAAAAATACCCAGCGGGAAATCCGTTTTGATCGGATGCTGGGGGTTTTCCGGTTCCTGGGTGGGGATTCAAACACCCTGGATGGGCTGAATCCTTCCCTGGCCATCATTGATGAATATCACAGCCACAAAACAGATGGGGTGCGGGAAGTTTTGGAATCTGCAATGGGGGCCAGGCGGGAACCCCTGTTTTATATCATCACCACAGCTGGATTCAATAAACAATCAGTTTGCAAACAGTATGAAGATGTTTGCAAAGAAATCCTGATGGGCCGCAAACAGGATGATTCCACATTTATCATGATTCATGAACCGGCTGATGATGCGGATTGGGAAGATCCCACCACCTGGAAACTGGCCAATCCAAACCTGGGGCATGGGGTGAATCTGGAATATATCCGTTCAGAGTACAAAAAAGCAATCAATCAGCCATCCAAAATCCCCAATTTCAAAACCAAACATTGCAATCAGTGGGTGGATGCTGCTGAAGTTTGGATTCCTGACAACATCTGGAAACAGAACCAGGTGGATCCCTTTCCAGTGGAAAAATTCAAATCCCTGGGATCCTATATGGCTGTGGATTTGTCCACAACAAAAGATATCACAGCTGTGGTGCTGGTTTCCCTTCCTGATGATGATGGGAACCGGTATGTGTGGCCAACATTTTTCTGCCCTGCTGATACCATTGATCAGCGGTCAAAAGCAGATCGGGTTCCCTATCAATTTTGGGCTGATCAGGGCCACATGATTGCCACCCCTGGAAATACAGTGGACTATCAGGCAGTGAAGGATCACATTGCATCCCAGTATCACAAACATGGGGTGGTTCGGGTGGAAATGGATCCCTGGAATGCCCACCAGATCAGCCAGGATCTGATGGAAATAGGGGTGGAAGTATCATTTTTTTCACAGCAGATCAGCCACATCAGCCATCCCACAAAGCAATGGGAACGGCTGGTTCTGGAAGGAAAGCTAAAACATGATGGAAATCCGGTGATGGCCTGGATGCTGGGGGGATGTGTGATATATCAGGATGCCAATGAAAATATCAAAGTTCACAAAGGGCATTCCCACCGGGAGGGGGCCAAACGGGTGGATGGGGTGATTGCCGGGATCATGGCCCTGGGGGGATCCCTGGAAGTGGAATCCAATGAAAATAAATCAGCATACAATGATGAATCAGAAATTTTTGTTTAAAACAGCCAGCCAATGAACCAGATCAGCCATAAAGAACTGACACAGGATGATGTGGATTTGTATTTTTATTACCGGCAAAAGGGGATCCATGATGGATTTTTCCACCGGTATTTCCATCATTTAAAACAATCCCCCACCACAGTGGAAGCATTCAGATCTACAAACCAGGAATTTTTTGATCTGTTTGGGGAATACAAATATTCCACCATCAATTCATTCAGGAACCAGCTGAAAAAATATCTGCATTCATGAAATTGTTGTATCTGATTTTGACATTCATCATCACATTTTCCCTGATGATGGCCACCACCCTGATTTTGGATTTTGAGTGGATCCAGGGCCACATCATCAGGCAGCTGATCATCTATATCATTGTGACATTTGAACTGGCCCTGGGTGTGGCCATAATGCGTGAGATCATCAATGGTGATGCTTAAAATCACCAAAAGTGACTAATTGCCCCAGGGCATCATCATAATTTTAGGGCCAGGAATTGACAACAAATGGCAAACCTGGTTCTGAAATCACTGCAAAATCTTCCCATTTTCAAGCGTTCAGCGGCTGATGGCCCCATCAATACAGAATGGGGTGATGCAATATTTTCAATTTTTGGAGGGATCACCAGATCTGGGGCGGTGGTGGATGATCAAGCGGCCCTGGCATTATCAGCTGTTTTCAATGCAGTGGATCAGATTTCCAATGACATTGCCAAACTGCCAAAGGGGGTTTTCATGATGGATGAAAATGAAAACAGATCCAGGCAGCGTTCCCATCCGGTGGATTATCTGATCAGCAAACGGGCCAATCAAACCACCACCCAATTCAATTTCCACAAAGCCATGATGGTGTGGGCATTACTGAAAGGAAATGCAGTGGCCATCATCCAGCGGCATCCCACCACAGGATTTCAAACAGGATTCCACCTGGTGCGGCCAGGGGATCTTCAAAACATTTACAGGAAGGATGGGCAGATCTTCTACAAAATCAAAGATCATGAAGTTTTATCATCTGAAGATGTGATTCACATCCCTGGATTTTCCTTCAATGGGATCACTGGGGTTTCTGTTTTTAAATATGCGGCCCAGAACCTGGGGGCTGCCCTATCTGCTGAAACATTTGCAGATGAAAATTTCAAATCTAAAGGATTGCTGGCCGGGATCATCAAATCTGACAAAGTGGGCATGAGTGGATCAGCAAAATCCAAAATTGCCAATGCAATGGAAGCCAGGCTGGGCAAAGGAGGATCCCACAATATTGGATTTTTGGATGAAGGAATGGATTTCAAAGAAATTACCACATCAGCTGCTGAAGCCAGTTTGATTGATTGGAAAAAAATCAGCATTGAAGATGTGGCCAGGTGGTTCAATATAGCACCCCACAAAATCAAACACCTGGATAATGCCACCTATTCCAACATTGAACAACAATCACTGGAACATGGGGTGGATTGCATTTCCCCCTGGGTGAAACGATTTGAGGAAGAGTATGATGCCAAACTGTTCAGGGAAGATGAACGGGTTTCCCATTATGTGAAATTCAATACAAATGCCCTGATCAGGACTGATATCAAAACAAAATCTGAATCCTATTCCAGGGATATTTTGGCAGGGTGGCGAACCAGGAATGAAGTGCGGGCAATGGAAGATCTGAACCGGATTGATGGCCTGGATGAACCATTGACACCGGCCAATTCCCTGGTGGGTGATGAAACTGAAACAGAATAAAATGGAAAATAGAATTTTACACATTCCTGCCCAGGTGCGGGGCGGGGAATTTGCAGAGGATCAGCGGGAATTTGATTTTGTGATCACCACAGATCAGGTTGATTCCTTCAGAACTGTATTTGCACCGGAAGGATGGGATTTCACCAGATATCAGCAAAATCCAGTGGTTTTTTACAATCACAGATCTGGTGGGGATGATCCGGATGATCTGGTGGGCATCACAGTGAAGGGGCCATATCAGGAAAAAATGGAAGATGGATCCACAGCATTTGTGGCCAGGGTGCGGCTGGAACCTGAAGATGTGAACCCAAAAGCAGAAAAAATCCGCAAAAAAATCATCAATGGATCCATCCGGATGGCCAGCATTGGTGCTGCTGTTTATGATGCAGAATATAGGGATGGGGAAGATGATGAAAGGATCCTGACATTCACCAGGCAGGAACTGTTTGAATGGTCGATTGTCAATGTGGGATCAAATCCTGGGGCCATTATGAAATCCAATGAAAAGGTATTGCAGGAAATCAGATCTGCCATCCCTGGCATCCAGCCAGGTGGTTCAGATCAGGAACCTGAAAATGAAAATAGGGCAAATGATGTTCAGCTGGCCCGGCTGGAAATTGCAAAATCAAAATCAAAATTCAAATGAAAAAAAGTGATGCATTAAAGCAGCAGCGTTCCAGCAAAATTCAGGAATGGGATCAGCTGGTGGAAAAGGTGAACGGTGAACAACGTGCGTTCACAGAAGATGAAAACAGCAAAATTCAGGATTTCAGATCTGAAGTGCAGCGGCTGGATCAGGCCATTGAAGCACAAATGGATCTGGAAGCCCGTCTGGCTGCAATGGCAAACACCGGTGAAAAGGTGGATGCCGGGGAGGCAAAAGAAAAAGAACAAGTGCGGCAACGGTTCAGTGTGATCAAAATGATCCGCAATGCCATGAACGGAATGGAACTGGATGGGGCTGAAAAGGAAGCCCAGGAAATTGCCCTGGAAGAAAACAGGAAAGCAGGGCTGAAATTTGATGATGCCCCCAGCAGCAAAAGAAGGGTGCATCTTCCCATTTCATTTGTGCGGGCCACCCAGCAAACTGTTTCCCAGGATTCTGGGAACTATGGTGGGGATCTGGTTCCTGGTCCCACCCCAAGAGTGGTGATGGGTCTGGAACCCAAACTGATGATTGAAGAACTGGGGGCCACAGTTTTATCCGGCCTGACAGGCGGTGACATCAAAATGCCAGTGGCAAACAGCTATTCATTTGAATGGCTGGCTGAAGGGGCCAACATCACCGGCCAAAAGGGAACATTCACCGGCCCAACATTAAGCCCCAAAAGGGCTGGGGCTGCTGTTTCCCTGACAAACCGTCTGCTGATGCAGTCCAGCATTTCAGCTGATAATCTGGTGATGGATCTGCTGCGGAAAGGATGGGCAAATGCCATCAATTCAGCTGCCATCAATGGTGCTGGTGGAAATGCCCCCACCGGGATTCTGAACACAGCTGGGATCAACACAGCTGCGGCATCATCCAATGAAGCGGCCACATTTGCAAAAATTGTGGAATTGCAGGGGCTGATTGAAGAAGATGATTCCACAGAACTGCGGCTGGCATATCTGATCCACCCCAAACTGAAAGCGGTTCTGAAAACCAAAAGCAAAGACACCGGATCTGGTCGTTTCCTGATTGAAGGAAATGAACTGGATGGATACAGATTTGTGTCCACATCCCTGATGCCAGTGGGTGATGATACTGGAACAGATGTTTATCCCATGATTTTCGGTGATTTCTCACAGCTGTATGTGGCAAACTGGGGATCATTTTCATTCCTGCTGAACCCATACAGTGAAGATCTGGCAGATAGTGTGCGGATCACAGTAAACACCCATGCGGATGTGGCCATTGCCAATCCGGAAGCATTTGCAGTTAATTCATTTTTTAATTTGAGTTAATCTGCCTAAAAACAGATTGTTTCTGTGTGTTCATTAAGTGGAAAAGCGGCCCATCCGTTCTGGGTGGGCCGTTTTTTAAAAAAGGAACTATTCATTCAACATAAAATTCAAAATCATGGCATCAAAAAAGAAATCAAAAATCCGAATCACCAAACCCCTGTGGGGGAAATTTAATCTGCCATATCCTGCTGGATCTGATGTTTCACTGGAATCAAAAATGGCAACGGAACTGGTCAATGAAGGGTTTGCAATCCCAGCTGCTGAAGCGGCCAAAGCGGATAAAACCCAGGCCGAGGAAAAAAAGGCTGATCAGGAAACCGAAAAATAAAACCTGACAAATGGCAACCATTCACCATCAGATCAGTATCCAGGAAACCCAGCCTGAATATATCAGTTTAAATGATATAAAAAATCAGCTGAAAATTGATGGGGATTTTGAAGATACCCACCTGGAATCATTGCGTGATGCAGCCATCCAGGCGGCTGAAGATTATCTGGGGAAATTCATCCTGAAACGGGATGTGATCATTGGATTGGATCAGGCGGTGGATGCGGTTCCAGTAAAATATGGCCCCATCCTGGATCCGGAAACATTCACAGCCACCATCAAACTGGATCCATCAGGAACCCAGGTGATCACTGCTGATTTTGTGTACCTGGAACCC